AGTACGGTGTTGATACATTAGAGGGAATGAATGCTGCTGCTGGTGGTACAAATATTCCAACACTTCAAAAGAAAGATAAGAAAGGTGGTAAGGGTGGTAAAGTTGGTAGTGGTTTGATTCCTCGTTATAATGAAGGTGGTAAGGTACAAACTATGAGTGAAAAGTTAGGACATAATATAGGTACTGTAACTGACCCAGAAGAGAAAAAACAACAAGAAAATTATATGCTTGAGTGGGTTAATAAAGAACGAGTAGAAGTTCTGGGATTACCTCCTTTAAAGAAATTAACTTATGCCGATGGTGTGGAACTCACAAAGGCTGTAGGTCCAGGTCCAAAAACAAAAGAAACTTCACATACTGATATGAATTTTGATACCATGATGAAGACTACAACAAGATCAAAAACAGTCGGTGATAAAACTATTTTTGAGGGATCAGTAGGTCTATTAACAGAAGAAGATAAGCAGCAGTATCTTGCATCAAATCCTGGAGCAAGAATGATGTTAGAGATCAAGGATCAGATGGAACTAGATGCTTTAGGTGCTGACATATCTGCTAGTGCTAAAATGAATGGTGGTGGTTTAGTTCCAGCATTTAACGGTGGTGGTTTAGTTCAAGGATATCATGGTGGTGGTCTGATCAGAGGACTCGGTAAACTTATTAAGAGATCTCGTGGTGTTGGTGGATCAATAATCAATAATGCATTAAAGATGTCTGGTGTACAGAATGTTGGTTCTAATATTGCTCCACCTGGAACTCCAGGTGGGGGAAGGGTTAAAGTAGTTGCAATTCCTGGAGGAGTTCCAGGTGGAGCAACACCTCCTGCTGATAATAGTGGTAAGAAAATACCTGCGTTCAGTGCTTCTGCTAAGAATTCGCAGAGAAAAATTAAAACCTTGGGGATAAGTTTATAATATTATGTGGGCAGCACTAGGAAAAGCAGCAGTTGGTGGAATGAAGGCAGGGGCAAAGAAGATTGCCACTGATAAGTTATTGAATAGAAAGAAAACGACTGATGCCAGAAGAGCAAAGGCACAGGAGGTAATGGGTGTTGGCCCAGAAAAAGGTGGGGCAATGGTTAAAGCACCAAGTAGTGCTTTGGCAAATATACCTCTCGCAGATTCAGTATCAGCAATTAGTAAGAGTTCCTCTGGAGGAGGTGGAGGAAGTGATGATAGTGTAATTGGTGTTGCGTTAAAGATAAAGACAACTGTTATTGAAGTTGAAAAATTATTAGCAGGATCTGTTGCTCTTCAGAAGAAAGTATTACAAACACAGAAAGATGAACAAGAAGATGCTGAGTTTAAACAAGAAGAAGCAGATTTAGAAAAGAAAATACCTAAAAAAGCAAAGAGTAAATTTAAAATTCCTATTCCTGGTAAGGGAATGTTAGCCAGTTTGATTGGGTTTGTTAGTAATGTAGCACTTGGTTTCCTTGCAGTTAAATTATTTGAGTGGATGCCAAAACTTATGTGGTTGGTCAAAACTCTTCAAGTAGTAGTGGATGTTATTGGAAATGTTGCTGTATGGGTTCTTGATATATTCTCGACCATTGTTGATTGGGGATATAAGCTTGTTAATGGATTGGAGGGAGTGGTTAAGAATGTTTTTGGTGAAGAGGGTGCAGAGAAATTTCAAACCTTTATGACGAACCTGAAAGATTTAATTCAGGGGTTTTTAATTTGGAAGTTGATTGGTGAGAAAATATTTAAATCAGTTCTTAAGAGTGTAACAAGAGCATTTAAAATTGCTAGAGGTATTATTAAGAATGCGGTTAATTTTGCAAAGAATATAGCATCAAAGGTTGGTAAAAACTTGATGAAGATACCAGGAGTTAAGAATGTAGTTGGGAAAGTTGCTCAGGTTGGTGGAAATTTATTGAGTAAAGGTTCAGGTCTTCTTAGTAAAGGAACAGGTATTCTTTCTAAAGGTGGGGGAGCAGTAGCAGGAAAGGTTGCAACTAAGGTTGGTGGATTTGCTGCAAAGATATTTGGACCAGCAGTTAAAATAATTGCTCCAGCAATGAAGGCAGCAGCACCTGCAATCAAAGGATTTGCTGGTAGGATTCCTATTCTTGGACCTATTGTTGTTGCTCTTGTTTCTCTCATTTCAGGAGAACCAATTGGACAGGCATTGTTTAAAGGTATAGGTGCTGCAATAGGTGGAGGACTTGGTGCTACTCTTGCTGCTGGTATTACTACTGCGACTGTAGGTATTGGTGCATTGTTAGCTCCTGCAATGGTAATGCTTGGTGAATTACTTGGTGCTTTTGTAGGTGATTTACTTTATGAATTGTTCTTAGGTGGTGGATGGAAGGCAGCACTGGATAAATTAAAGGGTGCTATTACTGGTATCTTTGATGCTATTAAGAATGTTGTTGGTGCAGTATTTAATTTCTTTAAGGATGGTTTTGGTAGATTGATAGATAATTTCCCAACGATTCCTATTCCAGATCTTAGACCTGGAGATTTGATTGCTAATATTATGATGAAAATTCCTGGTGGATTAGATATACTTGGATTGGAAGTTCCAAGTTGGGTTCCTGGTATAGGTGGAGCATCTGTTATTGGTGCATTGCAAGGACTTCCTGGTTTGCAAGAGGTGTTAGGATATATTGCTCAATTTATTCCAGGTTTGAGTAGTTATGTTGAGAATGGTAGGTTAGGACGTATACCTAATTTGTTAATGCTTACTCCTTATGGGTTCCCGTTCCTTGTTCCTACTATAGCTAAGTCATTCATGCCTGGTATATTTGGTCAACCTACTCCACCATCTCCTGCTGCCCCAGCCACTCCAGTACCTGAGAAAATATCTGCTGCATCCATTAGAGCAGAATCAAATAGAAGAAAGAAAGAGGCAAGAGATAAAGCAGTGGCAAAATTGAAAGGTAAAATTGATTCTGCTAAAGAAGCAGTTGGTGGTTTCATAAACAAAATCAATCCATTTAAAAGAAAGGATAAGAGTGAAGTAAAGGTAGAATCTGGTACTGAAATTAAAGAGAACCCTCCTAACTTAAATCTTGCAAATAATCAATCTAATAGTCGTTCTGATACCATTGATTCTGTTAGTGATTTTGCTACCTATGAAGGATCTGATGAGGGTGATGAAATACTTCTTGCACCTTCTCCTTCTGGTGGTGGTACAACTCAGAGTGGTAATCAAGTTGTAGAGAAGATTGTTAAAGTTCCTGTGGATACAAGTGATCCATATGAAACTTTATATAAAGGTTAAATATAGATATGGCATCAGAAACTCCAATCACATCCAAGTCTACGGAAGCATCTTTCGTATCTAAACTTGATGTAAAATCAAATAAAGATGAGAGCAAAACCGTAAGTTTAACGGGTGGTTTTGTTGAACTATTGTATTATGAAAGCATTCTACAGGATACTATAAGAGCAGATGTTGTCTTTACTGATACAGGTAAAGCTATTGATGATAAGTCTGTTCTTGAGGGTCTTCCTTTAGTTGGAACAGAGGAAGTTGATATTAAGTTCGCAGATGTAAATGAAGAAGAGATTAGTGTTAAATTGTATGTGAATAAAGTAACACCTGCATATGAAGATGCAGAGAAATCTTTAATAAGTATCGGTCTTGTATCAGAGGAATTTATTACTAATGAGTTGGGTGGATCTAAATTAAATATTAGATTTGATGGTAAGATTTCTGATCATATTGATAAGATACTTAAGGAGTTTCTAAAAACAGAAAAGGAATTAGATATAGAGGAGACTGCTAACAATTATAATTTCGTTGGAAATAAACGTAAACCTTTCTATACTTTGAATTGGCTTTCTAAATCAGCAGTACCTAGTAAGGATGGTAAGAAGGGTGATACTTCTGGATTCTTTTTATATGAAACTGCTGATGGATTTAAATTCAAATCTATAGATGCTTTGTTTGCTCAAGAGAAAAAGAAATCATTTATCTATAATGATTCTCCTGATAAAGATGGAGCAATTCCTGCAGGATATGATGGTAAGATATTAGAATATAAAGCAGACAATCGTGTTAATATACAAGAGAAGTTTCAGATGGGAACCTATGGAACTAAGTTAGTTGTCTTTGATCCATTCAACTGTTTCTATGAAGTTATTGAAAAGACTGCAGAAGAAGCAAAGGAAGGTACAGAACTTGCTGGTAAGGATCTTCCGAAATTAAATGATAAATTTGATACTACAGATGAAAAGAATGCAACAAGGACTACATTCTATTTGATTGATAAAGGAACTCTTCCTACTGGTGATAGTGAGGAACAAATCAATAAGTCAGAGGAACAAAACTTTGAGGCACAACAAGTCCTTAATCAGGGTATTCGTAGGTATAATCAGTTGTTCTCTGGTGCAGTAACTGCTACAATAGGTGGAGATTTTTCTTTACATGCAGGTGATGCTATTTTTATTGATAGTCCTGGATTAACAGCAGACGAAGACGAAGAACTCAACCGTGAGTTTGGAGGTCTATATATTATAGCCGATTTATGTCACTACATCTCATCAAAAGAAACTTATACTAAAATGAATTTGGTTAGAGATTCTTTTGGACGAAAAGGAAATCACACTACTCGATAACCTATTATGACTACTAAAACACCCGATCACGACCTAAACCATGAGGTCTATATTGATCCTAAAGATGGTAAAGAGCATGTTAATCATGGTATGCTTGAATATTCTAAAGAGGATTTAGAACTTCACAACGATGCTTTTCATGCTCATGAAGAGAATGAAGAGAACCTTGGTGGTGCTAAAATAAATGATTGGCACACACGACACGAGGATCAGCACTTAGAAGTGTATTGTGATAATCATCCAGATTCACTGGAATGTAGAGTATACGACGACTAATCTATGGAAGGATCTTTATTTAATCCTGGATTTCTAGGGGGAACTTTTTTGTGGTGGATCGGCCAAGTGGCTGATGATTCCACATGGAGAGAAAACATAAATGAAGGGAAGTATAAAGATCCTAAAGAGGGAACTCCTGGTTGGGGGTATAGGTATAAGGTAAGAATAATTGGATTGCATGATCAGGAAGAAGATACTGTAGAATCTGATCAACTTCCTTGGGCTCAGGTAATGTATCCTGTGACTGCAGGTGGTGGTCAGAATGGAAACTTCTCAACTCCTGCTATTAATCAAGGCATGTTTGTCTTTGGTTTCTTTATTGATGGTCAAGACCAACAAGTCCCTGTTATTATGGGAGTTCTTGGTAACAATGCATCTACAACTCTTGAATCAAAGACTGGAAATGCTGGTGGTAAAAACTTCACACCACAAAGTGGTCAAGCAGAGGGATCTAAAAGAGATAAGACAAAGAAGGTTGCTGATTCGGAACTTAGAACAGCAGATCCAGAGGAAGGATCATATCCAACAGTAGAAGGCTCTGATGGTGTTCATCAAGAAACTGTAGAAGATAAGAAAACTGGTGATGTATTGACAAGGAAACATGCACTTGCTTGTCCAGATCCACAAAAAAATTCTGACATGAGAGGTATTCAGACAGTATCTGAAACTTTATCTAAGAAGATAGAACAGTTTCAAAAAACATCATTGTTTTATGATGCTGCTGCTGGTCTTCCCGTATTAGATGCTGGAAAGACTCCTGACATTATGATTCAAGAAGCATCTCAAGAGATGTCAAAGTATATGAAGGGTATAATGGGAAGAGTTCAGGAGTATACAACAGACCAATACAATAAAGAACTAGAACCAGTATTAAAGATATCTAATCCAGCAGAAAGAAATAGACTATTAAAAGATTCTATAGATGGTCTTGAAAAAATATCATGTCTCTTTAATAATATTGCAAAGGGTCTTCCTGGTTTAGTTTTAGGTGCTCTATTGAATTTGTTTGCTAAGAAGAAGAGTCAGTCTGGGGATACATCAACTACTCCACCTGGATCTACAGCACTACCACCACTACCTCCAGAAGGATCTTATTCTCCAACTCCTGTTTGTTCCAGTGAAGAGTTGGTTGGTGAAGTAGTAGGTCAATGTATTAATCAGATCATGGATGGATTTGATGATGCAATTGGTCCTGTTCTTTATGGTGCAACGAATGCTTCAGGTGGATCTACACAGGGTAGCAATCTCTTAGGTAGTCTAGGTGGGTTTGGTGCATTGGGTGGATTGAAGTTTGATATTGCAAAAGCAGCAGCATTTATTGGTGGGATCTCAGAACTATTTCCTTGTGATCCTAGTCCAGAATGTTCTCCTCATGATACTCATACTTTACAAGGTGGTGGAAGTGGTAAACCTCCAGCACAACAACCTAATCTTGCATCACTTGCTAAGGCTGCATCTGATGTAGTAAATGCAGGTGGTGGTGTGAGTGGTTCTGATATTAAGAATGCAGTTGCCAAGCAAAAGAATCTTATTAAACCAACGATAGAGAGGTTAGTATAATGCCTATTACTCCTACAACTACAGATAGTATTGAAGTTGGATACATTGATGACGTTGATGGATATGTCAAACATGTATCAGTTGCTGATGCAAATGAATATGCAAAATCAAATTCAGATACTGCCTTTATCTTTATAGATGGTTCTGGAAAGACAAGATATTTAAGTATAGATCAGGTCAATGCATTAACTCCTAATGATTTGCGAAGACCAGAATCATGTGATAGTTCTCCTAAACCTATATCATCACCGACTATTAATATTTTTGGTGGTAGTGGTGTAGGTGCAGAAGGTAATCCAATTATTGATACGAATGGAAATATTATTGCAGTTGATATTGTTAGTGGTGGTTTTGGATATACTAGACCACCTACAATACAGGTAATAGATCCAGCAACTGATGCAGGGACTGGTCTTAATGGATCAAGTTTTGTTGGAAGTGGTGCAGTTATTAAAGCAGAAGTTAAGAATGGAAGTCTTGATAAGGCTATAGTAGTTGATGGTGGTCAGGGATATCAACCACCTAGAGAAACTGTTCCACAATATCCTGCTCTTCTTAGATTATCAGAAGTAAGAGTTCAGAATCCAGGAATTAACTATAGTCCAGAAGATGAATTGACAATCACACCTAATAATAGTACAATATTAAAACCTACATTAGGACCATTTGGTAAAGTAAAATCTGTTAAAGTTGTTAAGGGTGGAACCTTCACAGATCTACCAGATATATTTTTACCAAGTACAACAGGTGTGAATGCATCTTTTACTCCTGTATTTGAAGTGATACGTGACCCATTAGTTGCTCAAGTGGCAGCAAGTCCTGCAGATGTAGTCCAAGTATTTGATCTTGTTGGATTAAATGTTACAGGCTATGTTGATGGAAAAAAATATTATGGAAATGTTTATTATGATGATGGTGTTAAATATGCTGGTGTTGAGAAAACTGGTGGTCGAACTGTGAGAGTATATGATACTCGAAGAGATAGCATACCTCAATAAATATTAACTATGGCAGAAAAGAAGAATTTTTGGACGAGAGTGATGGGTGCCATGAATGGTGCCATATCTTATGGTGCTTTGAGTTTTTTTAAAGACCATACTTCTAGTATTCGACTACAGGCCTTAGATGGTAGACATTTTTTTGAAATGGGTGAGGATGGTCCACGTACTGGATGGTCAACTCTAAATTCTCCTGGTTCAACTCAGATTGCTACTGGAGATGACTTAACTAAAGAAGACAATGCTCTCTTTGTTAATGCTGAGAATGGTAACATTGTAATTAAGGCTAGAGATGGAAAGATTCGTCTTGAAGGAACTGACATTGAGTTTTGTGCAACAGGCAATACACCAGAGGGTCGATTCTGGGTGAATGCAAATGAAGCAATTCAATTAGATGCAAAAAATATTAAGATACAATCTAAACAACACATGTCTCTTATTAGTACAGGATCTTTAACTTTAGATGGTAGATTGGGAATGCAAATACTTTCTCCAATCATACACGGAGCAACATGTGCAACAAAAGCATCCAGAAAACCTGGTGAAATCGGAGGTAGTTAACTATGGCATTGAATATAGATGAAGTTCAAGTTTATAAAGGACAACTATTAGTATGTGATGATGAGATTATTCCTCAAGCACTTGGTGTAAAAGAAAATAAAATCACAGGGTCTGCATTCATTCAAGGACCAGTTCAGATTGGTAATCCTGATACTTTTAGTGAAGTAAAGGCGACTTTGATGGTTGGACCTGATAATAATGATGAGTCATCTAATCCATTTGATTCTTTGGTAGTTGATGGACATCAAACAATTAATAGCGGTAATCTTCATACAAGTAATCTATTGGCATGTACTGGTCAAGGTTGTGCTTGGTCTTCTAGTTCTATTAATGTACAGGGATGGAAAGGATTTGATATTGAACATCCATCTAAGGAAGGATATAGATTAAGACATATTTGTTTAGAAGGCCCTGAAGGAGCAATCTATACTCGTGGAAGAGTTGTGAATAAGAATGTGATATATCTACCAGATTATTGGAAAGATTTAGTTGATTATACAACCATTAGTGTTCAGTTACAACCAATAGGAGCACATCAGAATGTGATTGTGAAGAGAGTAGAACCAACACAGATTCATTTACAAGCACAAGGTGGAATGCCTATTAATTGTTACTATCATGTGTATGGTGAAAGAACTGATGGGGAAAGATTAATTTCAGAGTATGAAGGTAAGTCTCCAGAAGATTATCCAGGAGATAATAGTCAATACTCTATTGCTGGATACCATTATGATAGGAGGACATTGTAATGACTAAATGGTATAGTTATCTTGATGATTCAACGACTCAGGGAGCAGAAGTCTTAGCATCTGCTATTGCGAATAATGTTGGTATTAGTTCAAATATTAATGGAGTTCAAATTTCTGTTGTAGATGATAAATTAACCTTTACTGTAGCTGGAGTCGGTTCAACTACCTTGACATTATCTTAGACATCTGTTATAATGGCAAGATAAGATAATAAACCACATGGAAGACGAAGAGTATTTGATGAAGTGCGTGGTTGATCCCGTCAAGAGAAGTTTTTATCTATACTCTAGTGAGGGTGATAAGAAGACGGTGGACTGTGATAATATAGATGAGTTTATGAATGTATTGGAGTTAGTACGTGCTACTTGTCCAGAAGAGAGACTATCCTATACAAATCCACTTTAGCCTCAGGGGAGGCTAGCTTTTTATTCCAAAAAAGTCGGAAAAAAAACTCCAAGCTTTTTTTG